GCATCAATGATGTTCGGCGATACGATTGACATGATAACGTTCATCATGTCTGTATTCAACAACAATCCGAAATTGGAATTGGCGTTTTCAATCGCACGCGCAAAACAAATCGAACACGAAATGCAAAAACCCGAAAAAAAATGATGGATTACAACACAAACGTCACAATCGAAAATCCGGAAATCGAAAAACGCGTCGCGCAAATCCGCGAATTGTTAAACCAATGCACGGAAATATCCGAAAGGGATTCCGAATCCAACGACGGAAACACATCCATCGCGTTCATGGTGTTAATCGAAACACCGGACAACGTTCATTCACGAACGTATGCACGCGGCGATTCAATGATGATATTCGGTGCGGAACTTGAAAAAAACCGCGCGATGATTCCGTTGGTCATGGGTGCATCCGAACACCGGTTGATGATGGAATCCGAATCCGACACCAACGCATGAATCATCCGTTCGAATCTAAATTCGTTGTCCAAACCGAAATCCACAAAGTTTTTGTGAAATCAATGCAATCCGCATTGGCCGTCGCTAAAACATTGAAACGCAACGGTTTGATTAAAAAATCCACAACAACCGTCGCGGAATTCGAAATCGTTGACAATCAATTTGTTGTTCGAAATGTTGTTGACCGGCCGTGTATCGTATGCGGCCGGCAACATCCGGACAACCAACCGTTTTGTTCCGCACAATGTTATCACACGCACAATCAATGAATCATCCAATAAAATCCGCCGCCGTCAATTATTCGTTGTCCGAAATTTTGGAATCCATGAACATCATCGGATTCCGCGTTGAAACGAAAATCCAACGACGCACCATTTGGGAAATCGAATCGACCGTTTTGAATCCGGAATCCATTCCGGTTTTTCGATTGGTCACGGCATCCGACATTTGGACAAACACACAACAAACGCATTTAGGCGTGTTTTCAGACGTTTTGCCGAACTTTTTTGACGACGGAATGCAATCCGTCCAATTGAACGACGAACGTTCGTTGCCGGCCGTTTATTTGCGTTGCGCCGAAATCGGACACAAATTGACAGCGGCCACCGAAATCAACAAAACCGTTCATTGTCCACATTGCAAATTCAAATTCAAAACCGCATGGAACGTTTGACATTTTTCGAAACCATCAAATTCATTTTCGGGAAAAAAATCATCACCGGATATGAAACCGACGGAACCGCGTTTTGGTATCGAATGCGCAAATCCGGAATGTTCATCAAACGATTGAAAAACGGTTTGTACAAACACACGCCGTATGTCGGTAAACACGTGACGTTTGAATTGGGCGCAATCGTTCAAAGGAAATTCATGGATGATGGTGGCCAATATGAAACCGGAACGTTTTGTTTGGTTTACGATGATTTTGGCGTGTGGGTTGCAGTCAAAACAAAAACACATCGGTATTCATACACCGATTTCGATGATTTGAAAAAACATTGGTTGTTGGTTCGGAATCCGTAAATTTGAACCGTCGCGTTCGCGCGATGTCGCCAATTTCGTTTTTGTTTTGTTTGTTTACATTTTGGCACACCGGCCGTTGCGATTCGTGACGGCCGGTTCAAAAAACCGATTTATATTTGACGATTCGATTTTCATTTTGCGTGTGAATCAGACAACGCCGGTTTGCGATTTTGCATCCGGCGTTTGTTTTTTTCTACATTTGTGACAATGGCACGCAACATCGAATCAACATTGCAATCAAATTGCGTCAAATGGTTTCGTTTGCAATACCCGAATTTGGCGCGTAATTTATTCGCGATTCCAAACGGCGGTCAACGAACGTTCACGCAAGCCGTCACACTCAAACGCGAAGGTGTCGTTGCAGGCGTTTCCGACCTTTGTTTTGCATATCCGTGTCCACCGTTGTTTCATGGTCTGTTTATCGAAATGAAGGTTGGCAAAAACGACCAAACCGAACACCAACGCAAATTCCAAATCGCAATCGAACGATTTGGTTATTTATACAAAGTTGTTCGGACGTTTGATGAATTCAAATTTTTGATTGAATTGTACATGACCGGTCAAATCAAAAACGAATGAATTACAACGATTTTGAAAAACACCGGAAATGGATGATTCAAATCGCCAAATCAAACGGAATCAAAAACGATGACGATGCACATGACATTGTTCAAAACGCGTTGATTAAAGTTTGGACAATCGGATGTGAACGCGGATTCGAATCGATGTCATACAACGACCAACCAAACACGTTTTTTTTGCGAACATTGGTTCGCAACGCATCGTTGGATTTCATCAAAAAAAAAAACCCGAATTCATCGACATCGAAATTCACGATGTCGCCGTCAATTACAGCGAAATCAACACGAACATTTTGTGTTTGGTTTTCGAATACCTGAAACAAAATATTTCGTTTTTCCATTTGAACGTTTTCGTCATTCACAAAATCAAAAACATGACCATCGCGCAATTGGCACGCGAAACCGGAATATCAAAACGCACATTGTATCAATCAATTCAATTCACAAACAATGAAATCCGACGATTCATCAAACACACCGAAACGGACATACAAAAAACGCGACACATCCGAATCGAAAATGAAACCGATTGCGACATCGAAACCATCGCGGAAAAATTCGGTTTCAACACAACGTTCCGGTCGTCGTAACAAAAACGAATTGACCGAAACGCCAATGGTGGTTGACAATTCACAAACCATCATGCCGAACGTCGGTTTGGGCGACACCATCGCCAACGTCACCGAACGAACCGGAATCAAAAAATTGGTCGAATGGTTTTCAGAAAAAACCGGAATCGATTGCGGATGCGATGACCGTCAAAAGTTGTTGAACGAAAAATTTCCATCGACAAACGTTCCAAAATGTTTGACCAATGACGAATTCAATCAATTGGATGCAATCGTCAAATCCGTTGAAAAAAATCATCAATTGGTCGCGAATGAACAACAAATCATTTTCGGAATCCACAACCGGATTTTCCGACAAACGTATCGGTGGCCGACATCATGCGGTGATTGCGTTCGAAAGGTTTACGCCGAATTGCGCGGTGTTTACACCGTTTATTTGAACGAACAAAAACGGATTGAATCATTGACACCAACCGAATCATGAAACCGTCGGAAATCAAACCAAACAACGTTCGTGTCGAATTCGTTGACATCGCATCAATCAAATCCAACGAAAAAAATCCGCGAACCATAACCGAATACCAATTCAAAAAATTGGTCAAATCAATCAAAGAATTTCCGGCGATGTTGGAAATTCGGCCGATTGTCATCGATGACCAAAACATCATCATCGGTGGCAATATGCGATTTGAAGCGGTCAAAAAATTGGGTTGGAAACGCGTTCCAATTGTCCGCGCGGAATGGTTGACAGATGCGCAAAAAATCGAATTCATGATTCGTGACAACACGCATTCCGGCGTGTTCGATTACGATGTTTTGTCAATCGATTTCGACGTTCAAACGTTGGATGATTGGAACGTTCCGGTTTTCGAAATGGAAACCAATTCCGATGATGACGATGACGGCAATGACGATGCCGGTGATTCGCAAATCAAAATCAATCTGAAATACGAACCATCAACCGGAATCATTGTCCGTGATGCGTTGAATCGAATCCACAAAAATCCATCGATTGCCGTCGCGCAATTGCTTAAAATCATCGAACCGAATGCCACCTAAAAAAGACGAACCAAAATTCGATGAATTGCCGTTCGCCGGTGATGAAATCGAATACGCAAAAAAACGGATGTGGTACGACCAATTCCGCAAAACATTGGGTTCGGTGACGGCCACCGAAAAATTGACCGGAATCCATCGGAACAACTATTATTTGTGGCGTGAAGTTGACGACGAATTCCGCGTTGCGTGTGATGAAATTCGTGACATCGCGATTGATTACGTTGAAGGAAAATTGATGAAACACATCAAACAAGACAATTTGACGGCAATCATTTTTTATCTCAAAACGCAGGGTAAATCACGCGGATATGTTGAAACGATTGAAAACAAACACGTTGGTCAACCACCGGCATTTTCGGTCGAAATAGCGAACAATGCGCCAAACGAAACAGACAAAACGTAAAATAACCGCAAACGTTGTTTTCCGTCATTTGGAATCCGATTCGAATCGAATCATCATTGAGCAAGGCGGAACACGCGCCGGAAAAACCTACAACATTTTGTTGTGGTTGATTTTTTCGTATTGCTCAAAAAACCAAAACAAAATCATCACCATTTGTCGCAAAACGTTTCCGTCGTTGCGCACATCATCCATGCGTGATTTCATCGAAATTTTGGAATCAAATGATTTGTATGATGAAAACAATCACGACAAATCGTTGAACGAATATCGGTTGAACAACAACACCATTGAATTCGTTTCAATCGACCAACCGCAAAAAATACGCGGCCGGAAACGGAACGTTTTGTTCATCAATGAAGCGAACGAATTGTCGTTTGAAGATTGGCGACAATTGTCATTGCGGACAACCGAAAAAATCATTTTGGATTTCAATCCATCAATGAACCGGCATTGGATATATCAAAACGTCAAAACACGCGATGACGCGTCATTTTACGTCACCACATATCGCGACAATCCGTTTTTGGAACAATCGTTGATTGATGAAATTGAACGTCTGAAAACGACCGACGTTTGGCATTGGAACGTGTACGGATTGGGAATGCCGGCCGAACGTCCGGATTCGGTGTTCACGTTTGACGTTGTTGACAAAATTCCGGAACGCGCGACGTTGTTAGGTTATGGGTTGGATTGGGGTTATTCCGTTGACCAAACGGCAATCGTCGCGATGTACAAAAACGGTGATGAATTGTACATCGATGAAAAATTGCACCGTTCCGGAATGACGAACCCGGAAATCGCCAATTTCATCAAACAAAATTTGGATTTGTCAAACGTCATCGTTGCGGATTCATCCGAACCAAAATCCGTTGAGGAAATCAAACGATTTGGAATCAAAATCATTTCGGTCGGCGGCAAAGACACCAAATTGTCAATCGATTTGATTCGGCGATTCAAATTGTTCATCACGAAAGATTCCAAAAATTTGATTCGTGAATTGGATGAATACGTTTACATGACCGAACGAACCGGTGAATTATTGAACAAACCGGTCGATGGAAACGACCATGCCGTTGATGCGATGCGTTACGCGGCACTTAAATTTTTGTACACAACCAAATCCGGAACGTATGCAATCAAATAAGACCGCACAACGCGTTTTGACGTGTCAACCATACCAACACACCACCGACACCACAAACGCGCCGCAAATCAATCGTTAATCATTTACAACATGGACACAATCAAAATCACGATTCCCGTTTCGCCGAATGAAATCACATTGGAAACAATGATGCGCGTCATGTCGATTCCAACGGATTTGTCAGAATTGGACACGATGCGCCAAATGATGAAAATCGTTTGCGGTGTTTCCGGTGAACATTTCGACCGGATGACACGCGCCGACATCATCGAAATCATGTCCGACATTGATGATGTCATGTCCAAATCAATGAAAATGTTGTACCCTGAAAACCGGATTCCGTTGACGCAACGAATTCAAATCAACGGCATTGAATACGGTTTTCATCCAAACATCGCCAACATGACAACCGGTGAATTCATCGATGCGGACACGTTCATTCAACGTCCGGAAAAATGGATTGAATTCGCATCCGTTTTTTATCGGCCGATTGTCGCCAAAACGCGCGACACATACAACATCGCGATTTATGACGGCAACGTTGACGAAAATTTGGCCAAATTGCCGATGCACGTTTTTTGCGGTTTGTACGGTTTTTTTTTGACTATCGGCGAACAATTCGCGAACAATATCCGGAAATATTTGAGCAATCCGAATCCGACCAATTTGATGCACAATTATCGCAAAAATGGGGTTGGTATATCTCAATTTGCGGATTGGCAAATAATGATGTCCAACAATTGGAAAACGTTACAAAAACAAATCATCGAACGGCATTGCTTTTTCTTGCTTTTAATGCGGACAAACAACGTGTTCAAAAACTGAAATCAAAAATCAAATAATGGCCAATTCATTATACACAATTGTTGACCAAATCCGAACCGCGTATTTGCAAACCGGATTCGTCAATTCATTTTGGTTCGAACACGAAATCGACCATTTAAGACAAACACAATATCCGTGTGCGTACCTATTCATCGAACCGTCGGTTTCGAACGAATCAACCACATCGTTTTCATTCCGGTTGGCGTTGTTCGATGTGAACGATTTCAACAAAGAAAACCAACGCGAACAACAATCAAACGCCAACGAATATTTCGATGATATTTTAGATGTTTTGTCCAACATCGCGAACATTCATACAAAGGCGTTTAACATATTGAAACGCGGCACGGCGTTTCCATCGTTGATTCGAATCGGTGACGAAATTCAATTGAATCCAATCACGCGCGAATTCAACAACACGGTTTCCGGATTTGAAGCCGTTTTCACAATTGAAATTCCGGTTTCCGATGGCAATATCTGTTGATTTTCCGGAATTGGAACGCGTTGCGAATGCGGCCGGCCAAACATGGGTTGAATACTTTCAATTCGAAATGATGGTCACGCGGCAAAAAAAATCGGTGCGTTCCAAATGGAAAAACAACGTTCCGGTTGGTTCGCCAACAATCCGCCGGTTCAAAGGCCGCGCGAACGCATCCGGCCGCCTGAAATCATCCGCATCGTTCACGGTGAACATCACGTCAACCGGCAAATTGCAATTGAATTTGTTTGCGCAATCATACGCGGTTTTCGTCAATTCCGGCCGTCCGGCTTATTTGAAAGGAAAACAACGAAACAAAGGCATTCCAATCAACAAAATGAACCGTTGGTTGGTGTCCAAAAAACTGAAACCGCGCAATTTGAAAACCGGTGCGTTCATGGAGGTCAACAAACGAACCATGAAAACCATGTCGTTTTTGATGAACCGAAAAATCAAATGGTTTGGAATCGAACCACAACCAATTTTGGATGATTCCGAATCGCGCGTTTCGGCAAAATATTCACAAAAATTGGTGGATGCACTCGAAACGGACATTGTGAACAAAATCAACAAAATCGTCACATGAATTTTCAAACACAACCATTGGACAACATCAACGCATTGTCGCCGATGTTGTATGTTGTTACGGACACGAACAACACGCAACCGGATTTCCGGTACATTTTCAAAATTTACGCATGGATTGGTGATTCAACCGTCGTTCCATCGCAACCGATTTACACAATCCAACGCGCACCGCGAACCGATGGAAAATGTATTTTGAACACATCCGATTTGGTGCGTTCATTTTTCAAACCACATGACATTTGGACGTTGTTCGTTGCCGATTCACTCAATCTAACAACACACGCGGTCAACGTTCGTGTTTTGGTTGGTGGCAAATACGGTACAACGGTGATTCCGGATGTTGCATCAAACACAATCACGGCGGTTTTTGGGAATAGCAATTTTTTGGAAACCATCAACCAACAACAACCGACATCGTTCACGGCAAAATCAAAGGTGTTCACCGGCCGAACCGATATGCCGTTGATTTTTAGCGTCAACACGTTTGGATTGACATCCGATGCGCGGATTTCGGTTTTGCAGGACGGCAACAAATCGACGTTGTTTGAAATTCCGGTCACACCGACGGATTCACGCAATCGAATCGTTGGTGTCAATTGTTCGTCGGCATGGTTGGTGGTTGACACAAACCGACCATTCGAATTGATTTACGAAACGCCGGATGAAACGTTTTTGGATTCAATCACGGTGTTTCCGGATTGCAATGACAAATACAATGGTTTGCCGGTTTTTTTCACCGATTCATGCGGTGGATTCACATCAATCCATTTCCGCAAACGCATCGACACACGCATTCAATTCGAACGGAAAACCATGATGAACCGCGCGTTGATTGTCGCGCCAAACGGCGTTGTTACGACGGATTTCAAAGGTGGTTCCATGCGTGTTTTTGATGTTGATGGAACCGATTACATTCGGGCAAACACCGGCATCATCCAACCGGATGAAAATCAAAATTTCCGTGATTTATTTGCCGCGTATTTTGTTCAAATTTACGCGTCGAACACAATGGTTGCAATCAATGTTGTTGGCAATGAAGTTATCGATTTTTACGGTGTCAACACACGCGCCGAAACCAATCGTGTTGTCGAATTCAAAATTGCATTCAATTCACTAAAAAACATCCAATGAAAATTGTTTACGAATTGGACGGTTTCGTGTTGGATTTGTTCGGTGATGAATCGATTCAAATCACCGAAACGTTGCGCGAATTTTCCAAAATCGATTTGCAAATCGGTTCGTTCACACAATCGTTCACGATTCCGGCAACGGCGAACAACAATGCCGCGTTCAAACATTGGTATTTGGTTGACATTTTAGGCGGTTTCAATCCGTCGGTTGGTGTCAAAACCACTTTGAACATAAACGACACGTTTCAATTCATTGGAATCACGTCATTGGAATCGGTCGAAATGAATCAATTCAAGCCGGCCAATTACAAAATCCAATTTTTCGGTTCAATCAAAAATTTGGCATCCGAATTTGGCGAACGGACATTCAAAGACATTGATTTGTCATCGTTGATTGTGGATATCAATTATTCAACATATCAATCATCCATTGGTCAATTTGGTGACGTTGAATTGCAATTGGCATCGTTCGACCGGCCGATTTTCATGTCGCAATCACCGAACATCCAAAACGCAAATTGCGTGAACACGCCAACCGGAACATTTGAGTTGTCAAAAATCCGTCCGGTTTACAACGTCCAATCGTTGGTGACGCGAATCATGGGTAACGTTGGATTGACCGCATCCGGCGATTTCATGACGGACGTGTCATTGAATCGATTGTACATTTTGCCGATGAACGCCGCCGGCGCGATTCCAACCGAACAACGCACCGTCACGCCGTCATCCGTAAATCAAACCGGTACGAATCCGGCGTATGTCAACAACACGTTTTCAACGGTTCAATTCAACAACGTCAAATCCGGCAATCCGACCTATTTCAATTTGGGTGCGAACACGTTCATTGCGCCGTACACCGGCCGATATTATTTTGAACACCGATACATCCGGCGAAGCGGTGCGGTCAACGTTGTCATGAAACACCGGACGCGCAAAGTTTCAGACCCGAATTTTTTGATTCCATCGGAACAAACCGCGCAATATTATCCGACATTGAATTCGGTGGTGGTGGTGACATCCGCAATCACGTTGTCGGCGGGCGAATCAATTTTTTGGGAAATCAATCCAAATTCAAACGGTTCCGGCGGCGGTGGAACAATCGAATTCGAAACGTTTTCAATCGCATTGTATTATTGGAAATTGGATGTTGGCATCGAAAACATCACGCCGGCGATGGTATTTCCGGACATGAAAATTGTTGATTTTTTGCAAGGGTTGGCAACTACATTCAATTTGATTGTTCGACCAAATCCGGATGATTCAAACGATTGGCAATTCAACTATTTCGACAAATACATCACGACCGGAAAATCGGTTGTGATTGATGACATTGTTGACATCAAAACCGTTCGTTCGATTCCGAAAAAAATTCCGGCGAAATATTCGTTCAAACATGAAATCGGAAATGATTTGAATTCTACATCATTTCGCGGTGTCAATTTGCGTGATTTCGGAAACATGGAATTTGCGCCGTCGGTTGATTTTCCATCACCGGCGGTCGAAATCAAAACGCCGTTCACGGTGTTGCCGGTTCCGATTTTGACGGTATTGCAAACCGGTCAACCGTTTCCGTTTTACGTTCCGCAATTCATTGATTCGGACGGCAAACCGGTGCAAAATAAAATGAACCTATTTTTTCGCGGCGTGATTGCCGTCCAAGAATACTACATTCAAGACAATTCAGGAACACCGCAATTGCAATCGGCATATTCGCCGTATTTACCATTCAATGACAACGTTCAAACCATCGCGACGAAATCGTTGTCGTTTTCATTGGAAATGCCATATCCGGACGGCATCAACGTTCCACCAACCAAAACGTTGTTTGATGTTTATTTTCAGGAAACAATCGAAAATTTTTACAATGAACAAACGCGTTTTGTTGAGGTTTCCGGCATGATGACAACCGGAAAATGGATTGAAATTTTCGAACCAAATACGACGTTGTATTTTTATGACACGCCGTACAAAGCCGCCGAAAAAACGTTCAATCCAATCACCGGCGAATTCACGATGAAATTGATTTCGTTCACACCGGAACGAATCACACGCGTCGTTGATACGAATCCGGTCGGCGACATCACAACCGACAATCCGACGTTGCGTGTCGGTGACAAACAACGGTTCAACATATTTGATGCAACATCAACGTCATCCGGTGCGTTGTATCGCATCAACGCAAACGATTTGACCAATGCACCGTCCGCGACATTTTCGGCCGTCCAAACGCAAATTTTGCAACCGTTGACATCGGTGAATTCAATCAGTTGGAACCGGTCATCAGTCGCGCCGGTTGCCGGCGAATACAACGCGGCGAAGGTTGGCACGGTCGGTCAAACGTACAATGTGCAATTCAACAACATTTCCGACAATGGAACGGATTTCGGTGAATTCCTGAAATCGGTTGACACAACGTATTTGGTTCGCGTGACGTTGAATGACGGAACGTTTTGCGAAATGTCAACCGTTGTTTTTGTTTCGGTTGCCGGCCGCGTCACGACCATTCGTTTTTCAGTTGTTGCCGGCAATGAAAACGTGTTGATTAGCGATTCGAATCCGGTGAATTTTGAATTCTACAAAACCACATGAAACCACAATCGTACATCGGTTTGATTTTGGCGATGATTCCAATCACGCCGAACGATTTCACGTCCGACGAAATCAACATCGCGAACGGTGAATTTGAGCGCGTTACTACATTGAAACAAATGTTTCGAAAATTCAAAATGATATGGCAAAAACCAAGGTCGCGCAATTAGAATCGGATTTTTCAAAGGTCATCGATGCGGTTGACGACGTAAAAAAATCCGTTGATGGAATGAATGAATCCATCAATGAAACATCGACGGCGGTCAACAAAACGACCAAATCCGTTGACAAATTGTCAAAAGGTTTTCGCGGTGTCGGCGTGGCGTTGAAGGCCACCGGAATCAAATTGTTTTTGGATGCCTTTCAATTTCTGAAAGATTTGTTCATGCAAAACACAACGTTTGCGGACAATTTCGCCGGTGCCGTTGGTGCAATCACAACCGTTTTCAATGATTTGATTGATTTCATTGTTGAAAACGTTGTTCCGGTGTTTGAAATGATTTTCGAAAATCCGACGGAAGCGTTGAGCAAATTAGGCGACGCAATCAAACAAAACATCATCGAACGATTTGAATCCGCAATTGAGGTTGTCGAATCATTGGCGTTTGCATTTTCGGCATTCATGCGCGGTGATTTTGAAACGGCGTTGTTTGGATTGAAAAACGCCGGAAAGGAATACATTGACGTTTTGACCGGCATTGACGACACGACCGGCAAAGCGGCGGAAGCGGTCAAAAAATTGGGTGAATACGCGGAAAACACCGGAAAACGAATTCGTGAAGGTTTTGACGCGGCAAAGGAAATCGCGCAATTGGACCGCGCCGCCGCAATCCGTGAACAAACGTTGCGACAAACGATGTTGTCGTTCCAAAATCAGGCCGAACTGCAACGGCAAATCCGCGATGATGTGAACACCGACATCAACACGCGAATCGCCGCGAACGAAAAAATTGCGGTTTTGCAAAAACAACAAATGGAAACGGAAATGCAATTGTTGAATGAACAAATTTCATTGCAACAAAAGAAAATCGCATTCAACAAAAACGACCATGATGCGCGGGTTGCATTGGCCGCGTTGGAAACCGAACGATTGGACATCATTGAACGCATCAATGGTCAGGCATCCGAACAAATTGTGAACGCGACCGCGTTGAAAAACGAAATGATGGAAATCAATCAAATCGTTGACGACGGCAAACGCAAAAATGAAGCGGATTTGAAATTGGCCGAAACCGAATTCATTGAATCCGAATATCACAAATTGTTGATTCAAAAACAGATTGCCGACGAAATATATCAAACCGAACGCGCCGCGATGGACAAACGGATTGAAATGTTGAATGAAAATACGTTGGCCTATGCAAACGCGATAAAGGAACGGAATGATTTGGACACGCAATATCAAATCGAATCCGCAAAACGCGACCAAATTGTGAACGATTCGAAGGTTGCAATGTATTCCGGCGCGGCGTTGGCAATCTCGAAAATTTTTGACGAACAATCGGCCGCGTCAAAAGCGGTCGCGGCGGCGGATATTATATATAATACATACGCCGGAATAATGAAAACCGTCGGCACTTTGGGTTGGCCGGCCGCAATCGTTCCGTCGATTGGAATCGCGGCGCAAGGTGTCGCGGCGTTGCGCAAAGTATTGTCCACAACACCGGAAAACGCGTCCGGCGGCGATTTCAGCGCGTCAAACGGTGGCGGTGGTGGTGATGTGCCACCAACGCCAAATGCCGGCGTTATACGCGACCTAAATGCGCCAAATGAGCAATTGACCGCCGTCATCGATGCACCGGTTCGCGCGTATGTCGTTACAAAGGACGTGACGACCGGACAATCATTTGACCGGAACACAATTCGTTTTGCAACCTTAAACGGTGGATGATGAAAGTTATTGAAATGGAATGCAATGAATACGTCGGTGACGGCGTGTTCGCAATGTCAATCGTTGACGAACCCGCAAACAACCGTGATTTCGTTGCATTGGGCAAAATTCAACCAATCAAATTGACGGTTGAAAACGATGAAAAACGTTTGTTGACCGGTATCGTTTTGGAACCGGATGTCAAAATCTTGCGAAGGAATGACGAAACCGGTGAAATTTATTTCATCACGTTTCCGGAAAAAACCATCGAAACGGCCGCACATTTGTTCATGAAAGCAAACGCACATCAAACCGCGACATTACAACACGCCGGTATCGTTGAAGGTTTGCGCGTTGTTGAATCATGGTTGGTCGCGGATTCCGACAATGACAAAACGAACGCATTAGGAATCAAAGCGAAAAAAAATTCATGGGCAATCACCATGAAAATTGACAACAATGATATTTGGGAAAATCACGTCAAAACCGGATTGGTCAAAGGTTTTTCGTTGGAGGGTTTTTTCAGCGATGGGCGCGTGATTGACGAACCCGCAAAGATTCAACGCAAATTGAAATCCGCACGTTTTTGACGGACATCGTTATTCAAACAATCGACCAATCAAAAAATCGAAAAACAATTCATCATGAAAAAAGCAAATCTGTTTTCAAAAATCGCGGCGTTATTTGCCGCCGCCGAAACAATGTTGGCATCGGCAACGTTGCCCGACGGAACCATCATCGAAGCGGATGAATTTGCCGTT